ATATTAAAGCTGACCGAAGGCAATGTGATGGATGACCGTGAGATCAGCGAATACATTAAACAGCAATGTAGCCTCTACGATGTTAAAGAGGTTGGCTACGATGCCTATAATGCTGCGTCCTTAGTTGCCCGTTTGCATGATGATGGCATACCCGTTAAAAAGGTTGGGCAAGGCATGGCTACATTGTCTAATCCATCCAAATACATAGAAAAGTTAATCCTTAACCACCAAATTAAACATGATGGAAACCCTTTTGTTGGTTGGCAGCTAGGAAACTGCGAGGTTTACGAGGATGTGAACGGAAATATTAAAGTCCGTAAAAACGAAGCTGACAAATCCGCAAAGGTTGATGGTATTATTGCGCTAATTATTGCTTCACATTGCAGTTTAGATAACCCGTATGTAAGCAATTCGTTTGGATTTAGAAGTTTTTAATTAAATAATTGGGGCGAAAAATGGGTATTTTTGACAGATTTAAGAGCAAAACTAAAGCTCAAAATGAAGCAAATACCCTTTTTGGACAAACCCAATTAGGCAATAATGTCATATATCAAGGGCAAGGCGGCAGACAAACCGTTAGTCAACAGCTCTTATATGTAACGACCAGCAGCACTACGGTAGCAGGTCGCACGGTCGATATGTCGATGCTGACCCGTAATAGCACCGTTATGGCAGCGGTTGGTGTAAAGGCACGGGCATTGGCTCAATTGCCAATTAGCATTATGTCCAAGGCTGACGATGGTACTTTTGTTGACGCTTTGCAATCGCCTAAAGTTGGCGCAAGGGATAAGGCGAAAGCCAAACAAGTATTAAACCTGCTACGCAACCCAAATCACTTTGAAAGCCAATACGAATTCTGGTATCAATGGTCGATGTGGCAAGACCTTGCTGGCGAAACCTTTACGCTTTGGTGGCGCAAAGACCAACAAGATTCAATGCAAACACCCATTGAGATGTATAACCTTGATTCGACATTGATTACTGCACGGCTTACGGAAACTCGCTACCCTGCATATTCACTTAGTACGCCATCATACGGGTTTAACAAGGACGAACCGCTATCAGCTCATCAAGTTTGCCACATCAAAGAGGCGGCTTGGCAAGGTTCGTCAGGCTTTAACAAGGGTATATTGGCAACCGAACTGGTCGCACTAGATCAAGACATCGACTTATATGCCAACTTTGTTATGCAAAACGGCGCAAAGCCTAGCGGGATGTTTGTGACCGAGCAAGTTATTCCCGATGCAAAGTACAAAGAAATCGCAAGCCGACTTAAAGAAGCATGGTCAAGTATGACGGGTAGCCGACAAACCGACCTAAGCAAGCCCGGACAAGGGATGTTGCTAGACCAAGGTATGAAGTATCAACCCTTAGATATGTTGACCTTGCAAGACACGGAAACCAAAGAATTAAAGAACCAGACAATGAAGCGCATTTGCGGATTGTTTGGTGTACCGCCCGCAATGATTGGTATTGCAGACCAAAAGTACAACAACACGCAAACCATGATGGACGAGTTTTACAAAGCCACGATGTACCCGATGATTATTAACATCGAGCAAAAGTTAAACTACCATTTGTTTAAGGGCTACCCTAACTTATGCGTCCGTTTTGATACTAAAGACTTCCTAAAAGGTGCGGCGTTAGATCAAATTAACTTTGCCGTGCAAGGCGTAAATGCGGGGATTATGTCCGCAAACGAAGCACGGGAATACCTAAATATGCCTAAAATTGATGGGCATGACGAGTTAATTAGCGGCAAAAAACAAGAGCCAATGACGGGCGCATCTCCGCAAGATACGGGTGGCGGCGGTGGCAATCAAAAGCGCAAAATCAACATTGGGACAACTTAATGGGCACAGACAATAAAATTTGTGTATTGTTATCTTCACAAATTAAACAGCCTGATGTTAAACTACCAAAAAAAGTAGTTGTGCCCAAAATACAAGATAATGACCAGTCGATAAATTTTGGGGCAATAAATGAAAAACATTACTCTAGTCTGCGAAGCGCAAGTCAAACTCGGGCAAACCGCAGACGAAGCCAGCAACCCTAGCGGCAAAATTGAAGCCCGTGTAACTACATGGGGCGCAAGGGAAGGGGCAGACGGGCGTAAGTTTAACTATCAGCCCGAAGGTTTTGCACAGTGGGCAGATGAGTTTGCCAACGGTGGCAAGCCGATGCCAATGTTTCTTAATCATAACGACATGGGTATGCCTGTCGGTGAATGGAACGATGTCACATTTGACGAAGATGGAATGTCCGCAAGCGGCAAACTATATCTCAACACCGTGGCTGGCTCGGATTTATATTCCGTATTAAAAGAATCCCCCAATATGTTTGGCGGTGTTTCGGTTGGTGCTTACGCTGACGAAGCCCGTTATGTAAACGCTATGGGCGAAGAATTTGATATGGACGCAATGGACGATGAGCAAGACGCTTATTTCCAAATCACTAAAGGCGGGTTGCGTGAAATTTCGGTGGTTATGTACCCGAATAATCCTGAAGCAAATATTCAACAACTAGAATATTTTGACGCTGAAGGCAACGCAAACCCACGAGCAGTTGAGAAAGTCTTGCGTGATGCAGGACTATCCCGAAAGGATGCGACCACCGCATCTTCTATCCTCAAAAAAGTATTGGAACAGCGTGATGCTACTAAGACTATTGAGGAAGCCCCAAAGCAGGGTGAGCCTGATGCGGTGGTCAATGAAGCCGATGCAATTCTAAAAGCCCTTGAGGAAAGAGAATTGTTGAAGGCACTCTCCAAACGACTTTAAGGAATTATCATGCTAGACAAAATCACCGAAAAGCTAGACGCAATCGAAGCCGCTCAAGTTGCCAAGATTGAAGAAGCAAAAGTTGCAGCGGTTGCCGCTGTTGAAGAAGTAAAAGCATCTTTTGAAGAAAAAGTCGCAGCACTAGAGGCGAAAGTTTCTTCTATTTCTTCCGTGCCTGTTATTAAGACTTACAAAACAATTGCACAAGAAGTTAACCGTTCCGTTAAAGAACAAATCCGTGACTTTTACAAGTCTGGTGCAAAGGTTCAAAAAGAACTAACTATGTTTGCAGACGAGTCACAATATGCTGCATACATGACCGAAGCATCAGCCCTCACAGGCGGCGGTGCAGGTATTGGTGGACGCACGGCTTATGACCCAGTATTCGCACCTTTGCGTTTGTTGAATCCTATGCGTGGCGTTGCCCGTGCGGTTGCTACGGATGGTGCTACCTATCAATTCCGTGCCAAAGTTGGTAACGCTGGTGCAGCTTGGGGATACACAATCCAAAACAACGGTGCGGACACAACTGAAAACACAAACATTTGGCAACTTACCTTGCAAGATTTGAATGTCCAGTTTCCTATTCGTACCGCAGCTCTTGACGATATTGATGGTCTTGAAGCTAATGTCGTGAGCGATATGTTGGCAGAATTTAGCCAATCAGAAGCTCTCTCAATGATTCAAAACAACGACCAAGCCGCACAGTCTGCCACTAACCCATACGGCGGCACAAACGGTCTGCGTGGTCTTGACCAATACGCAGGTGCTAACGCTACCTACGCAGGTGGAACAATCTCTACCGCAGCGTTTGGTACAAGTGGCACAGGTTCATCGAGCGGTTTGCATAGCTTGGCAACTTATGACCAAATAACCACTAACGCCAATACGGTTGGTGCGGCTAACATCAAGTACAAAGATGTTGTAAATTTCATTTACAGTTTGCCACAACAGTATTGGACTTCAACGGCTTGTTTTGTTGTAAATCCAGTATTGCTTCAGCAAATTCGTGGATTGGTAGATGACCAAGGTCGACCAATTTATGTAGACGGTCTAGCCCGTGCTGATGGAATCGTTGGTTCGTTGCTTGGCTTTGATGTTGTCGTTAACAAGTATGTTGATAATCCATCACAACCAACAACGGGTGCGGCAGGTACAACTAGCTTCTACCCAATGTACTTTGGTGACTTCCAGAAAGGCTTTACCATCGTTGATCGTTTGAACATGATTTTGCGTAGATACGACCAGACATTGCCCGGCTTTATCACTTTCTACGGTGAAAAGAGATTAGCCACAAGCGTGGTCGATCCTTTCTCAATCATTCGCTATCGCTCAACAGGCACAGCGAACTAAGTAAGAAACGGGGAGGGGTAAAACTCTCCCCGATTGCTAATTATTACTGGAATAAATATGAGCCTAATTCTTGAATCCATTAAGACAGCCCTGCTACAAGGCAGCGCAACCGTCAATCTGAAAGAAGCGTCTGCGCTAACTGGGTCGGGTTCGGATGTTGGCGGACGAGTTATTTATGATGATGCTTTTGCATCAATGCGGGAACATAACCCGTTGCGTGATGGTTCACGCATTATTGAAACAATCGGTTCAGACCAAGCGTTTGTAGTAAAAACTGGTAACGCTACCTTGATCGAAAATAGTACGAACAACCCTTGGGGATACCCGGTAAAC